ACTTGAATAACACTACCACTTGGTAGACTATTAGATACTTGTGTAGCTATTGAGCCTTGACCACTTCCATTAAAATTTAATTTTGTTAATGCCATAATATTAAGGTTTCGTTGGAAATTTAAAATTTTTATCTTTCATACTTGTAAATGTTTTTGTTATATCTCTGAGGTCTTGTCTATACTTTTTCATCTCATCTGACATAGTTACATCTGATAAAGCATAAAAGTCTGTTTCTGCAAGTAAAGTATTTCTTGCTTCTCTAAGTTCTTTTAAAGGTTCAGCTTCATTTAATTCTTTTAACTTTGTTGATACTTTTGTCCAATCTGTACCAAAATCTTTTGGATCAGAACTTATTATTGCACTTCCATTTGAATCTGTGCCAGTTATTTTTTTAAAACTTTTTTTAAACTCATCTTCAGATGTAGGTGTACCAATCAATGTCCACTCTTTAACATCTAATTCCATTAATGCTTCTGATACTGATGCCATATCTATTCTCCTATCAATGCTGTAATTTCATCATCTGTTAAACCTAATGATTTTAATTTTTGTTTGCCTTTATCTTTATCACTCATATTTTTTTCTGCTGTTTCTAATTCAGTTTTTTTTGTTTTAATTTGCGACCAAGTAACACCGAACTTTGATTCATCATCAGTTAATATTGCAGAGCCATTTGAATCTTCTCCAGTAACTTTTCTAAAACTTTTTTTAAATTCAGCTTCTGTTTTTGGCTCTCCATCTAAAGTCCAATTTTGTATTTTTAATTCAATTAATACATCACTTATTTTTACCATAATATTTTCCTATGTTAATACACTTGAAGCTATTTCCATTATTGTAAATGTAGAAAGATTATTATTAATTTGACTATAAACATTACCACTTACTTTTTTATGTTTAAGTTGATAAGTTATTGAACTTGTAGTACTTGGATTATCTAATAAACAAGCACTTACACAGTTAGGATAAGGGTTATACACATATTGAGCCCCATAAGTGCCACCACTACTTAAATCAGTTGAATCTCTAAATACAGTTAAAGCAGAAACACCGCTGTTTGCATATAAATTCACACTATACATAACTAAAATTTTATTTGAAGCTGATGATGGTGTAATACTTAAACTTGACACTCCATTTGCAACATAACTTGTACTATCAGTTGTGGATTCACTTGAAGTACTTGTGCCTTTTACTTGCAGTATACCACCTGCACTACCAAAAGCTAATTGTCCTACTGCAGTTGTTCCTGAACCAGTAATACTATCAACTGTTAAAGCTGTACCTGCTGTTACATTACCAGTTGGAAACTTTAGTGTGTAAGATTGACCTGCTGAATGAGCAGGTGATTCTAACTTAATACCATGACTATTATTACTACAGTTTAGTTGTAATTGACCACCAGTACCACTTGTTGTTCCATCACCTTTGATAGATAACCCTGCATTAGAAGATGTAGATATGAAATTAGTTTTTGCATTTGTTACTGTGCTATCACTCGGTGTTCCAATGTCTAATACATTACCAAGAACTAAAATAAAATCTATAACATCAGAAGATGATAATGTGCCACTACTAGGTAAGAATGTAATAGTAGAACCTGACACACTAAAAGCAGTTGAAGGTGCTTGTATCACACCATTAAGACTTACAATCATATGATTGGCAGACTCAGGAGTAAATGCCACACCACCATTTAATAGATTATAAGTATTTGTACTTGAAGTTGTTATTGCATCTAGCTTAACAAAGTTTCCTACTGTGGGTGTTTTTCCTATATATGACATAATCTATCCTTTTGGGTACTTATCTTTTACAGCTTTAATTGTAGTTTTCCACCCTTCTATTCCGTTATGATATAAGTCATCTAATTGATCTTCTATTGTTGGATACTCTAATTTTCTTTTTCTTTGATATTCATTATTACTATAAGCAGTTTCTAATTCTTTTTGTTTAGCTAAGATATCTTTTTCTGCAATTGGTTTTGTATCTCCTTGCCAATCAATATTTTTTATATCATCATTTTTTACAACAACTTTAGCATTAGGATTTATGGCTAATATAGCATTTAAAATATCTGTCATGCTACCACCTCAAAAAGTGTCATTGTTGACATTCCTCTTATACCTAAAGTGTTATTTCCATCTTGTGTTGTTTTATTAGTTCTAAGAGTAGGTACTGTGCAAGTCACATCACATTTATATGTTGTTTCACTTGTTGTGCTAGGACTATCTAAAAAAGTAAAATTATGATTACCCATACGATAATCAAAATTAGCATTTAAAGCAGACATAATACCAAACGATACAAGAGGTCTACTTGATGAAGTAGCACCTGCACCTATCACAGTTGTACCACGTTTGATTTGTCCGTAGCCATAAGAATTGTTATCTCCACCTATATTAATAGACACAAATATTAATATTTTATTACTGCTACTTGATGGTGTAATTGCTTGTGTAACAATAGTTGAGGTAGCTCCACTACTAATAGCATCAGTATTAGTAGATGTATTTTGTAAAATTTGTAATATTTTTCCTGCACCACTAATCGTGCCAGTAAAAGCATAATTATCTGTTAAATCTAATTTTGTATTATCTACTGCATCATTTGCAATTTTTGCTGTTGATATAATACCATCTGTAATATCTGATGATGTTAGTGGAACTATTGCAGGTTGTACTCCGATAAATCCCATATTACACCTATGTAATCTCTAATACTGATAAAGAACCTGATAGCTTATCTGCTACTGAGCAATCTATTTTTAAAGCATCACCTGCTTCAAGGACTACTTTACCACCAGTTAATAATTCTAAGGTTGATCCATTTGGTATACTAACATCTTTAACTAAAAAAGATGTCCCATTTGCAACATTATTATCGCCACCTCTATTTGCTGTTGTAGATACAAGTTCTACTTCTGTTGTTACAGATGTTGTATGTATGTTAGTAAGCATCAAGCCAATAACTATTGTTGTAGTTGATGAGGCTACTGTATACATGGTATAGGGTGTACCTGCCGAAGCAGGTTCTGCTGCAAAGTTTATTTGTTTAAAGGTATTTGCCATTTATATCTCCTTATCCAAGTCCAATCGCAAAAGCTATTGGGTCAGCAGTAACAGCAACAGTTACAGTATCAGTAGAACTAGCAGTTGTGCTGATACCTGAACCTGCAGCAATAGTAAGTGTATTACCATTTGTTATAGTTTGAGGTGAACCTGATGTACCTGCCACATTAAAACTTACCATATCACCATCAGCACCATCTGCACCTGCAGGACCAGTTGCACCAGTAGCACCAGTAGGTATACCAAAAGCAAAAGTTGCTGTATTACCTGATTGTGACACAGAAACAGTAGCACTAGCACCTGCACTCAAAGTAGAAACTGTTACAGCAGCAGTAGTAATATGATTAACTGCTTCAGCATTACCACTAGATGAATTAAATCCTAATATTTTACCTGCTCTATCTGCCTTTAAAGGCAATGTAAGAGTAGCTGTTACATCATTATCAAGTAATCTTATTGCTCTTGAGTTTTCATCTTGTGAATCAGATATCATAGTAAGTAATGTATCTAATTCTGTATTAAGTTTTGCTATTTCAAAAGCACCACCACTAGGAAAATCAGTTGTTCTTGCTAATGGTATTGATCTTGTAATAACAACTGTACTACCACCACTTGCACCAGTTACAGATGTTGTAACTGTTCCAGTAGAGCCATCACCACCAGACACAGTATACAAAGATGTACTAGAAGTTGAAGCATCAAAAGTCCTTTCAACATTATCAACAAAAACATTTAAATCTGTACTTGCTGTAAAGAATACAAAAGGTACTGGAAATGATGTTTGTGTTACACCTTGATTGACTGTGTAACTTATTCTTGGTGTATTTGCACTTAATGCTATTGTCATTAAAACCTGCTTCTCATTGTTCTATCAAAGCCATCATCTTCCAAATCCACCAAAACTGAAGATAATTCACTTACACTTCCTTTAATAAACCATAATCGCATAAATGGCAAATTTTTTATTACTTGTGCAGAGCCACGACCATATTTACCTTCAATAGCAAAATCATGTAAACCCCTTACAATATCAACAGTAATAGCAGGTCCTGCACCACCTACAGATGTTATTGCATCAGCAACACTTTGATCTTGTGGGAACTTAGGCTCTAATAATCCCATTGAAATATCAGGTCCACCAAGAGCCAAACTTGTGTGCATTGATGTATAAAATAAATCACTATACATTGCCAATAAACCTGAAGCATCTATTGATCTTGCAAGTTTATCCTCAAAAGATAATCTATCCCAATTATATTCAGCAAATGGAGAGCCAAATTGACTTTTCACTTCGAGAGATAAATAACCTAATCCAATAGCAGTTGTAAAAGCTGCTGCTCTATTCTTAGCTTGTCCAGTTGCCATTGCAGCAGTAATCTTATTTGCAGCAGCAAAACTATAAGACCAAAACTGAAATGGTAATCCTGCTAAACCAGTTTCAATTCTTGAATACCCTCTATATCTTTTATCAGCTTTTAATCCAAACTTACTGCCAATCCACTCAGGTATGTAAACAACACCATCAGCTATAATAGGTTTATCAGCAGGTGTACCCATTAAGATTGTATTCATAATACCATTATTCAAACCACCTCTAAATGTATCAAGTGTTTCTTCTGCCACACCATTTTCTAACCATTTTTCTGTATTGCCTAAGTAAACACCACTACCATTTTCTTTTGTATTTTGTATAACACCATCATCAACTAACTTAGATATTTCTTTAGCCATCTTTTTGTCAATATTATATCTTCGTAAATATTCGATATCAGCTTGTTTTGCCACACCTTTAGCATCAGCTACAGAAAACTGTATTAGTTCATGTGTTCTTATAACAGAATCTAATCTCTTCATTAAATTAGTCATAGGTGCTAAACCATTAAGAATATAAAAAGCATTTCTTGTTTTTGATAGAGCAAGTTCATAACCAGTAGCCAAAGGATTATTTGTTAAGTCTTCTACAAATCTTAAATGTGTATCACCTTGTAATATCTCTAATATCTCACCTGCAAGTCTGCCTTCTTTTGCATTTAATTTAACTCTTGAATCTGAAAGCAATCCAGTTAATCCTTTCATTACATTACCAAGATCATGTTCCATTAACACTTTAGCTAAATCAGGTAATGTACTAAATCCTGCACTACCAAGATAATTTAACTGTGCTAAATCTCTCATTATAGTAATTACTTTTTGATCAAATCTATCAGGATTAGTAATAACTCTACCAACAACTCTATCATACATATGTAAAAAGTCTTTTCTAACTTCATTCATTTGTTTAAATGAAGCACCTGCTTTATACATATCAGTATCCATATCTGCTAACACTTGATCAACTGTTCTGCCATTAAATTGTTTGGCAAACTCATAACGACCTGCAACTCTTTGTGTATAAACTCTCATTACTTGAACTGGATTTTTTATTATATAACTGGTTACTAGTTTATTGGGTATATCAAGAGTTCTATGTCTAAAATGTTTTGATTTACCATGTCCATAAAATGCCATAGCATCATCTGTAATATCTTGTCTTTCTTTAATTATTGTATCAACTGTGTCTTTGACTCTTTTGGCAACACGAGTAGGGTCTGTGGCTTTTATTATTTCGTCAGGTGTAAGTGCCTCAGTTCTTTCCATGTAACCTTGTTTATTTTTAGTTAAGATAGTTGGGTTATTAATATACCATTCAGTTAATATTCTTTCAAAGTCTGCACGATTAGCTTTGATTGCAGTTATATCCCAGTATCTTGGAAAGAAAAATTCTTCATTATTTGGTTTTACTTTTGTAGTTTTGGCTACTTCAAGATTTTCTTTTAACATTTTAAGATCATCTTGTATTCTACGAATTTCAGCAATTACAGTTTCATTTTTATAATTATTAGTTCTTTGTTTATAGAAACCACCTATTCTATATTTTTCTAATTCATCTAATCTTTTGCCAATATTTAGTTCTTTTATTTCTCCTCTTGTAAAAGCAATGATTTCTTTTTCTAATTCTTCAGCAACATCATTAATTTTTAATCTTTTACCTTTTGGGTCTTCTAATACTTCTCTTAGCTTTGTTGCATAATTTTGTAATCTTATATTTTCTTGTGTAATTCTAGTTCTTATATTTTCTGTAGTGCCAATAACACCTTGTTCTCTTAATCTTTTTTCCCAAGTTGTCATAAATCCATCAACAATAGATTTAACTTTTTTATCTAAATCTGATAGAGGTTCTTGTTTTAATATTCGTGTGTAAGTATCTTCAAGCCATTGATGATAACCTTTTTTTTGAAAATCAATATCAATAATATTTCTATTCTTACCAGTATGTTCAGAGTATAATTGTCTTAGAGCATCATGTGCTTTTACATATTCTCCATTACGAACTGCTGCTCTTGTATATACAGACATTCCTAATGTATCGCCAAGTTTTGCAGCAACTTGTGTAAGACCTGCATCATTTGCTAATTTACTAAAGTTTCTTTTTATTGCTAAAGGCAATTCACTTTGAAACACTTTTTTCATTGGAGTTACTAAAGCCTTATAAACAAAATTATTTGTATACCAATTTGGCTCAAGTTTATATTTATCTACTGGGACACCATCTGCATCTAGTAATGCTTCATCTTCAGTTCTTCTAATAGATAGTTCTGTATCAATTTCTTTTATTTCTTTTAATAGTCGACCTTCTTGTTTTCTCATAGTACTTACAGCGGAAACTTTGCCTAAATCTTTTTCTAATTTAGCATTTTCATTTCTTATTTCATTAACTCGTTCTTGACTAATTAAATCATCAGTACCTTCATATTTTTTTCTAAGTTTTGCAGTATTTTGATCTATTATCTTTTGTGCTTTTTCTACGTCTTGTATTCTTTTTTTTATCAAAGCAGTTTGTTTTTTGCTTAGAAAGTATGCTTTTTCTTGCTGTTCAATTCTTTTTAAAAAAGCTATTTGTTTTTTTGACAAGCCTATATTAAAACCTCTTTGCCCTCTAAACTGTGCCAATAATTCTTCTTTTATTTTTAATAAACCTTCAGCATATTTATCACGAGTTAATTTAATATCTTCTAAAAATTTAACTATATTTTGTGCTTTTTTTGTATGTCTTTTATTTTGAAAAACTAAATTTTGTATTATTCTTTTTCTTCTTGCTAATGTTTTTCTATTTTGAAATAAAGTTTGTCTAGCAGAAACTGCCTCATCTTCAGTCAATAATGTTTTATCTTGTTCTAAAGATTCTTTTTTTGCTCTTAATTCATCTAAAGTATTAGGTAATTGTTTTTGTTCTGCAACTAATTCTTCTTGTCCTGCTTTACCTTTTGGTCTTATTTTTAAATCAACATTATCTCTTGCTTTATTTACAGACTGAATAGTATCAGCTAAATTATTAAAATCTTTTATTTCTTTTTCTATTTGTTTTTGTGCAGCCTTTACACGCAGTTTATTAGCACCTGCTATAGCACCACCTAATATTGCACCTCCTACAGTTGCTATTGCAATATTACCTATAACTTCTTCTTTAGTTGCCAATGGATCAAATGGAAACCTTGCCCCTTCAGCTAATGTTGAAATAGCACCTACACCTGCACCAGTACGAAAACTTGCAGATAATACACCTTTACCCAATCCACCAAAAGGCAAAGCTATTAAATTAATAGGATCAAATATACCTGCCACAATCTGAGAGCCAATACTACTATTCTGTAATATCTTTCTTCTTTTCATGTTTTCTCGAAGTTGATCTTTTAAAACATTCATATGCTCTTCATTAACAGCATCTTTTAAATAATCTTCATGTCCTGCGAACCCTTCCATATCATCAAAAGGATTATAGTTTTGATCTCTATCTTCTTCTGTATATGTTAAGTTTGATAAATAATCTATTATTGGAGAATAAGAATATCCTAAAGAAGCACCAAGTGTTTGTGAAAATGATACATCTACTGGTGCATCAGCTTCAGGCAAACCTGAAGGAATTTGTAATCCTGAAGCTATTTCACTTGGTGTAACAAGACCTCTGCCTGAGTTATAATTATAAACAGTTGTATCAAATAAATTATAATTACCCATTAATCACCATCACCAAAGTCAGGATTAATTCTTCTCATAACTTCATTTAAGTCATAAACAACATTAACACCATCAACTTGAACTGGTTGAAAAAAACCATTATTGTCTTTATAAAATGCCATATATCTTACTCTACTATTATCAGGTCCATAAGTGTTAGGTTGCAAATAGACTGCTGTGCCAGTTTCTTTTAAATCTCTTCTTTCTTTTAATATTCTTTCACCAACAGTCGTTCTTAACATTAACTGTTTTTCTTCAAAGTTAGGTCGCCAGTTTAAATAAAATTTAGATTCTTCGCCAGTAGCATCTACTGGACCAGTTATAGCACTTAGTTCGTTATGTATTAATATTCTAAATTGACTTCTCAAACTATCATCAGGTATCATTCTAAGTAAACTATAAGGACTTCGAGTTAAAATATTACCACCTGAAGTTGTGTCAACAATAGTGCCTTCACCATCAGGATACATAGAATCTTTTATTAAATTAAAATGTGCATCAATAGTAGTTTTAGGAACACCTAATTGAATCATAATATCCATAACTGGCTTTAAGTCTTGTGCTTCTTTTGCGTCAAAACCATAGCCTTCTGTCATTAGTAATTGAAAAGAATTAGTAATTGAATTATCACCAGATACAGCATTTAAATTAGATTTAAATATATTTGTATTTATATCCATTTGTTGTTCTGTTTCAATTAACTTTTGCATAATTTGTCCACTATCAAGACCTCGTTGATTATTTCTTAATGGTATACCAAAGCCAGTTCTACCTTTATATAAAGGTACAATCGAAGAAGCAGCAGATAATATATTATATGTTTTCTTATCTAAAACACCTGCAAGTTTATCTATAGTGCCACCTGATTTTTCAACATTAGTATACTTTTTAAAAAATTGTAATGCAGTATCTACTGAAAAAGCATTAGCAGTATCTCTTGCACCAAAAGCCATAAAATCTAAAAACGATTTAGGAAAAGCACCATTTGATAAATATAATGCAACCTTTTCAGCTTTTTCTCTTTCAGGTGATTCTTCTTCTGCTCGTAAATCTTCTGCAAATTTTGTAGTAAAATAATTTATATTTGTTCCTAATATTCTATCTAGATAAGAACTATTTTTAGGAGAATGTTTATATAATCCATTAGCACCATTAAATGCAAGAATTTCTAATTTTTTATCTTCTGCTTCATTTTGATCTTGTTTTAATTGTTTAATACCAAAGTCATTAAGAGCAGCAATAAAATTTTTCTTATATATTGTTGTTGGTCCTTCAGGTGTTTCTAAAATTGTTTTAATTTTATTCATTACCTTTTTTTGTTCTTCATCTAAGGCTGACTCATTACCAGTTGTCAAAGCATTAGCTAAATTTTCATAGTCACTAGCAGTTTGAAATACATTATTATTTCTTAATACCTTTACACCTACATTTCTTAGATAAGCACTAGCTTGTGCAGTCACTTCGTCTGAAGTTAACTTATACCCAACTGTTTGACCATCAACAGTAGTAGTTGTAAAATTTCTACGACTAATAATTGTATTAATATCTTTTTTTATTGTTTCAGTAATACTAGAAGTTATCTCGCCATCATTTTGATTAATCTGATTGCCAACATTATTACCTTGTTCTAAACTTTTTTCTTGATCATTCATTTCAAAAGTATAAGAACCTGATTTCTTTTGTATTTCTTTTTCAAGTTTATTTTTTACTTTATCGTTATAACCTTCAACTGCTCTTTTATTTGCTTCATCATTTGAAACAACTTTTAAATCTTCAGTTAAAGTATCAATAGCAGCATCATCTTGATTTTCTTTTCTTATAAGTTCTAAAACTTGTTTTTCATAATCATTTAAAGTTTCACCAGTATCTTCACCAAATAAAATATTACGTCTAACTTTTCTAATAAACTCGCCATTCTTACCTTGTATTAGACCTTTCATTAAACCAACAACTTTAGCTTGTTTAATACTTCTAAAACTTGCACCATGTATACTTGGATTTTGATTATTAGTTGTTAAATTATCATCATTCTCTTGTATCAATTTATTAATAATAAATTGAGAGGCATTTATTTCTCCTGATAATGATTTTATACCTCCAACAGTTTCACCTGATGCAGTTTTACCAACTTGATTATTAGATACAACACTATCAGATATAGCTGTGATGTAATCATTTTTACTAGACTCAATAATATATTGTTTATTTTTTGCTGCTATAATTAATGATTCTTTAAATTCTTCGGAAGACATATCATTATAATGTTGTGATGATATTCTTGCTATATCTTGTGTTATAACACCTTCATAAGCTTTGCCACCAAAGTTGTTAACTTGTTTAACATATTCACTCATAGTAGCTTCTATATTATTTTTAAACTCTTGAGAATTCCTTGATCTTTGTCTTACTTTTTGAATTTCATTACCAATATCAACACGCAATGCTTCTGCATATCTTTGTCTTACTATTGGCTCAGCACTTGCTCGAGCAACAGCACTTAATGTGCCATCTAATTCTTTAAATTGTAATTTATTATTTTCATCACGAATATCAATTTTCATTGATCTAGCAACAGATTCACCTAAAAGTTTTTCTTCTGATGCTGCTCTAGCAAAAGCCTCTGATCCTATTTTATTAAATGTAGAAGCAATAGTCTGCCCTAATTGTTTTGCACCAGTATCTACACCAACTACTCCTACTGGCTTATTTAGAAAAGAAGTTTGTTTTGCTTTTAAAAATTGTACCATTAAAATGCTCTGTCAAATGTATTGCCATAAAAAGTTGGAGTTGTAGTAGTTGCAGCAGTTTTAGGCATTAAAGGCTGTGCTTTCATTGCACCTGAAAACAAAGTTCCAAATGCTTGATACTTATAAGCACGAGATAAATTACGACCTTTTTCTGTAGCTATAGATTGTGACAAAGATAACTGACCTACTTGTTCTAAAGTTTGTAAAAATTTTCGATCTGTTTCTGTTGCAGTTTCTCTTTCAGCTTTTTCTTGTATAGCTTTAAAACTTCTATCAGAACCCATATCTCTTCCTGACACACCTACTAAAGATTCATTTGTAGCTTGAAATATTTGTAAATTTCTCATACGAGCATTATGATCTTGTATTGCAGCAAGTTGAGCACCTTCTATTTGATTTTGTAATTGTCTTCTTTGTAGTGCTGCTTCTCTTTTTGCTGCTGCTGCTGCACTCATTGAACCCATAAAAGATATGCCAGTAGATACTAAAGCTAATGCTAATGTAGGACTCAAAACGCCACCTCTACTATCATGCCATTAATTTGTAAGTTTAAAGGAAAAGACTGCGAAACTGTTACTCTTGGATCACGACTATATCCTAATAATCTAAACTCTTCTTTACCAGTTATAGCTGTTCTATCTGCTGACATATCATCTGTAACATTTCTTATAACTAAATCTCTTGTTGTAGAAGTAGTGTTAGGACCACTTACACTAACAGCAAGTGTTTCAAATAAATCTAATGTAACTTTAGGTATTTGTCTTGGTTCTCCAGTCAAAGGTCCTCCTTGTATCTGTGCATCTATAGGTAATGTTTTGAGTGTAGGTGTAAAAGCATAACCAATAAATGCTTGTGATATTCCAGTTTTAACACTACTAACATCTATTTGTCCACCTGATACTGTAAATGTTCCAAGAAAATCATTGCCATTTGTAGCTTTTACACTTGCACCATTACTAAAATGTGAAGTTAAACTACCAAACACACTAGAACTGCCACTAAAAGTATTGCAAAAATCCATTGGCATATCATCTTGAAACTCCTCAAGAAATAACTTTGTTGTACCTGACCCATCATCTCTTGCACATACAACAAACAATCTTTCATGTACTGCACATATACTATGCCATAATCCTTGTGTATTCCATAAACTCCAACCTGCTTTTTGATCACCTCTTATAGAATAAAAAACAGCAATAGTACCATCATTATTAATTAAAAAAGCATAAGATTCACTTCTATTTAAAGCACCTTTAATAGAAGTTTGTTGTACTGGATCAAGTATAAGATGTGGTGCAAGACCTGATACTGCTACAGAAGTATAAGCACCTTCTGCATCTGTAAATAAAAACTCTCTTAATGCACTACCAGTTTTCTGTATAAATAAAGTTGCACCATCAAATACTGTTGGTCTAACAAAACTACTACCAAAAGGTGTCTGTCTTCTTATCTGTGCATTAGAAGGTGTAACTGGTTTATTAGATATTGTAGGAATAAATAATTCAGCACCAGTAGTAAATATCTGTAAATCTCTGTTAGATACTAAATGTCTTATAGAAAATATCTCACCAACATTAGCAGTTAAATCTAAAGCATCATTATCTTCTGCATCACCTACATCAAAGTTAAAAAACAATCCTGATCTACTACCCCAAATACCATCAGGTTGTGCAAGTGTGCCACCAAACCACAATCTATTTTGATGAAATGTAACAGCAGCAGGATATCCTCGTAGAGCAGAATAACTTTGTTCACTAAACTCAGATGTTGCAGCACCAGTAACTATTCTTGGACTACCACCACCGATAGCACTAGATGTAGCAGTTGCACTACTACCTGCTGTAAACTCAAAAGTATTTTCATCAGGAACAGCAGTTATTGTTCTACTTCCATTAATATTACTATTAGCAATACCACCAACTGCACCTGCTCTCTCTACAGTAATAGAAGCACCAGTTGCTAATCCATGTAATGCTTTTGTAACTCTAACTGTACCACTACCTTCAAAAACTTCTATACTATCTGTTTCAAGTTGTTGTCTTAATGTTCCTTGTATAGCAGCAGTAACTTGTGTTGCACTTGTAAAACCAGTTATCCTTGCTCTAGTTTCACCTATGAGTAAATCAATACCTACATGACTAGATGAAAAATAATCTGCTGATGTAGTAAGAGTTACAGTACCAGTTGTACCACTAGAGGCAATCGTCATACCTAAAGGCTGAAAGCTAAAATATGGCTGAAATATGTCATTACCATCTCTTGATGTATCAAAGTTAAAAGTAGATACAGTAAATGTAGTAAGACCAGTTCTTTCTAATATTCTAGTTTGAAATGTATTATGACATATAAACATAAGATCACCTTGCTGTGCAAAGGTAATTTCTTCAAGATAAGACGCTGATGTTGTATTAACTAACCATGATTGACTTGTTAAAGATTGTATAGATGACACAGTCCCATCAGTAGGACTAATCTGAAATATCTCTATTCTTGTATTGCTAAATGCTATTATATATTTCTCATCATCTGAGAATATAAAAGGTTCTATTCTTACACTTTGTCTAAGACTTGCTAGTGCTGTAAAAGAAGGATTACTACCGAAGTTATGTATTCTTTTAGTTCCAGTCCTTTTTTTTAAACCACCTTCTGATCTAATAAAAAAGTTTCTAACTTCTTCTGCTGCATTTGTATATACTTTAGTATCTGTTCTTGATGTCAAAGCAGGACTAACTTCACCAAACTGAAAGTTATTTAATGGCACTCTTATTCTTGCCATTTAACTTCTCCTATCAGTAATAAATCTTCTTGTAGATAATCTTCTTGAAGTTTGTTGTTGTGAGTCTAAGTTTCTAGCTTTTGCTAATAATTGTTGTGCTTTTTGTTCTATTCTAACCATCAAGCCATCATCTCTTGCTATAGATGTAGCAAAGATAGAAGCCAAAGCATATTCTACTGCTAAAGAAAAATAACTGGGAAAGGTATTTTCTTTTGCTCTAAAAGTAAAATCTGCAATTAAAGTATCTTGTGTAGACTGATCAGAAAATACTTTATCTCCATAAACAGTAAAGTCTACTAAGTTATCATTAACTGTTATAGTATGGACAACTAATGTATCTGTGGGTAGTTGATGTGCAATAGTAAATCTGCCAGTTGGTGCATCTGTTAACTGTGCCAACTCAGCTTGTTCTGTAGCAAATCTCCATCTTGCACTAGATAAAGTTGCTCTAACAACATCTTCGTACATATTTGTAGCAACAACTGCTTCACTACTACCATCTCCAAAACTTGTAATAGGCTCTGCACCAATAAGTATTAATGCTCTTGAAGCTATATCGATTGCTGAATTTGCTGCAGTACTTGTTGTCATATAAGATGAGGGGGATTACTCCCCCTCCCTTTTAATCGCTATCGGCTGTACTTAAATCCGAACCATCACCACAGTCTATTGCTGTAGCTGATACAGATTTAACTACTGTAGCAGATAAAGTTTTATGGGTTGAATTAGCATCACATATAAGAACGACATCACCTTCTTTCATCATTCCTAATGCTGATTGACCATTCATCTCACCTCCAGTTGCATCTGGTGTAGAAAAATAGTTTGCTGCTCTTACTACAGACAAAGCATCATTTGAGGTGTAGTACCATAGATTAACACCACTACCACCTGCTAGTCGTGTTAAGTTACTTAAATCTAAAGCCATAATCTACTCCTATGTATTGTTATCAAGAACTTCGTATACGCCATTGTCATCAATGACAGTAGCACCCATTGACATCATTGAAGTTGCCAAGTGTGATACTTTTTCAGCGACATAGTTCAGTTCAGTTGTTACGTCTGCACCAATACCAAGACCTATAGCAGTTGTATGATAGGCAATATTCTTACCTGCTGTTATTGCAGCAGTTGAGAATATCTTGAATCCCAAAAATTCTTTCATTGTCATACCACCTGCAAAAGGTAGATTTTGCTCACCAACAAAGTCTGATGATGCAAACTCATTAATTAAAAATAAGTCAGCATATCCTTTTGGGTGCATAGCTAAATATCTCTGTCCATCTTCAGGGATATTTGCAGTACCAAAAGTTTCAAACAATGTTAACAAGTCAGCCTTCTCAACTGCACCACTAGTATCATGGATTTGAGTTGAGTTAGCACCTGAGTCCATAGCTGTATACAGCAACTCATCAGTCTTACGACCTAGAGCAGCAGCAGCACTTGTTGCTATTGCTTGTCTTTCATCAATGTTAGTTTTTAACTCATCTAACTTATCGATAAACTCTGCAGCAAAAAAGTCTTGCATTGTTACACTTACATTAGTGTGAGCTAGTTCCATTGGTGTTACTTGTCCATTTCTAGACTTAGTAGTTGCAGTTCCAGTACCAATCTTTTGAAATCTTACTGTGTTTCCATTCACATTACTTACTGTACGAACAGTATTTCTAAGTTTACTGCCCATTCTCTGATAAGCTAAATGAACTTCTGTTTCGAACTGCGTAATAAAGGCTTGATCTATTGTGTTAGCCATTACACTCTCCTATTAAAAGTTATTTACATTTCCAGTTATCTACTCTTTGTATCATCTAGTTATCCAATAGGGCTATCAACATTGAATAGGCTGTTCTTCTTTATTTATCAAAATTTTATTGCCTTTGCAACGAACAAATCTAAAAACCTTAAAACTATTTAATTTTATAGGTGGTGTCATCAACTCAAAACCTAAAAACTGTAGCCAATCTATAGTATGTTTATGATCTGCAGGAACTACATTTTCTAGTTGATAATACTGTTCTTGATAGTAATTTACTACAGATTGTGACCATCTTATAAACTTACGACCTCTTTTTTCTATTTCATAACTACCAAGAAGCCATATTCTTCCTATCATCATATCCATAATTGGATTCACACCAAACATACAGATAGGCTCACCATCTATAATACAAGTATAGTTCTCCCCTTTTTCTCTTACACCTGACATCAAAGCACGAAAAGGTGATGCACCATGTATTATACATTCTCGTACATCACTATCTCTTAGATTATGTTGTAATATGTTAGCGTGTTCTGATGTAGCTTTAGCTATGCTAAAGCCATCATAAACACCTTCACCCATAAAGTTTCTTAAAATTGGCTTCGACTTCTCTAACATAATTCATATCTCTTTGTTTATTATCCCAATATCTAGGATCACGCATTGCTGCTTCAAGATCACCTTGCGTTAGTTTACTTGGTTGTGCAACTTCTTGCTGTGGATTCATTCCTTTAAATTTTTCTTGTATAAGTTCTAATGCCATTATACCTTCTTTACTTGTGCCAAGCTGTGCCACAGCATCTTGCATTTCAGGTTTAAAAAACTTTTGTATAAATAACTGTGTTGCTTCAACTCTTGCATTAGCATTATCACCCAAAGACTTTTTTATCTCTTCAGGATCAGTATCATTTAAACCATTATGCTCTGCCCATTTTTGTATACCTTCATCAAACTCTTCTTGTGATAATCCATTTGACCAAGAATAATCTGCCCACCATTTAAGAAGAGGATTAGTTGCTGCTTCTGCCTCATCTAATATTTCAGGTATTTGATAATCACCTGCACTTGCAGGTCTATTAGCATAAGCCTCAGTTTCTAGTTCTTGTAATAAAGTATTACGAAGATCCTCTTCTTTTTTTCCTAATTTAGCTGAAAGTTCGTCATATGATTTTTGTAAATCTTCTCCACTTTCAAACTTTTCATTTAGCCAAGATGGTCTTGGATTAGCTACTGGGTCTGCTACTGATTCAGTTGTGGGAGGATTACTTATCACATCTGATGTAGGCTCAGTAGCAGATTCTTGTGTTACTTGTTGTTCTTCATTCATTTTTTAACCTCATTGCATGATTGATTCTTTTGACTATTAAAGCAACGAGATATCGTTGCCCTTCCAAGTGCCTTAGTTCGGCATCTGAAATATTACTGCCTGATACTGCTTCTATCGTTACAGACTTTAAATATTTTAAAACTTCTTGACCAGCAGGTGTTTTGAACAAAGATTCTATATTCTGAGATATTATTTTATCTTGTTCTTTACTTCGTGGGAATCCATCAACCCCTAAGTTCTTCGGTTGCATTTTGTGGTAATCCTCCTTGTTGTTGCATCTGTTGTGCCATCTGTACAATCTGCTCTCTTTCATCAGCATCACGAATTAGTTTATCAGGCACACCAAACTTCTTAGCAAGATATAGTGCAGTTTCTTCTGAAGAGATAAGTATATTTAATATCTCAGGACCAAAAGAATTAGCAACTGTTTGTAAGAATCTATTTAAAGAAACTATATCTTGATTGCTTTGTGCTTGTGCTAATGGAGATACACTTCTAATTTTTACTTCTCTTCCATTAACTGTTGGCATTTCAATACGACCTTGTTTCTTAAGAATATAAACTACTCTTTGTAAAACTGGTTGTACCATTTCTGCTTGTAGCCTACCAAAAGCAGAACCAATCTTTCTTGATAAGTCAGCCATTCTTTCTGCTACCTCTGTTGCAGAGGCAGGTGTTTTATTTGGATCACCTAACATATCATTATATAATGCTCTTTTAATATTACTTCTCATATCATTTAAAACTAAATTAGCTACATCAAAAGAACCTGCTGTTCTAATTGGCTGTAGTCCTTGTGTATTAGGTGCTTTCGGAATAACAGTTCCGGGCAAAAGATTTATTGTATCTACGTTAATAACACCATCATCATCTATCTGATAGATACCTGATATAGCCATCTGTGCATTTTCTAATACAAGTTCTATAGTTAAGTTTGTTGTTTTGATTGCACTCAAAGCATTGACTGCAGGACCTCTACCATAAACTTCCCCTGATGCTTTACTCCATCTAAAAGCTATAAATGGATTAGAGCCAACACCTTCATAAGTTTCCTGCATAATCATTTGTTTATCAGCTACATCTATGACCATATAAGAATATCTTTCTTCGTTTGGCTTATCATATAACTTACAAGATACTTCTAATATTTTAGTTTTAGCTTCAGGATTATTTTGTATTCTATTAGCAATATTAGGACTAACAACTGCATTAGGATATGCAATCATAATATCTTCATTCTTCATCATTCGTTCTCTATAGATATGATCTACTTTACCATCAGGTCCAGTATCTAAAACAACATGAGGCAAAGGTATAGATTGAAAACGAATAGGATTAACAGCGTCACCTTCCATGACACAAAGTACAGCAGTACCCAAAGCCAAGTCGATAAAGCACTCGTGTATCTCTTGGGCAAAATTTGATGTTTGCAATATTTCAAATACATAATCTGTTACACTATCAAGAGCATTATTAATATCATCTTTTTCCTCCTCTGGAACTTCTTGTCCAGTTACAAAGTCTGCCCATCTTGCAAAGTTTGGAGTTAATCCTGATTGCAATCTTGATGCAAACTCTTGTATCCCTACAACTGCTGTTTCATCAAATATCTTATCATCTCTTCTTTGTCCTGCAGAATAATTTTTAAAACCTTGTCTTTGTGGCAAACAATATTCAAAAATCTCATCATAGAGTTCTTCAAACTCTCGCCTTATAGCAAGAGCCTTCTCATATTTTTGAATCATTATGTCTGCAGTTTTTTCGTGCATTAGTCCTGATACTCGTTATAAAAACCTATGCCACCACCTGAGCCTCTTAAGAGTGATCTTCTGCCAGTACCTTTTCTTTGTCTTGTAATATTTTCTTCTAGCACATCTTGTCTTGCTTCTTTTCTTTCAGCAGTTGCTACTTCTTTTTGTGCTTCTCTTTCTAATTTAGCCTCTGTCTCCTCTTTAGTTGGAGGTGGTGGACTTGGACTTCTACTTGGTAGACACATAATTTACTCCTTTACATTCTTGCCCATAAACCTTGTCTTCTTGCAGGTTTTGCTTTTCTTTGAAATACATCATAGTCAACTCGTGCATTAAATGTTTCTAATGGTTTGTTCATACCTAACACTTGCCTTCCCTCACCTGCACCCAACATAAGATACTGCATAGCATCATGGATATGTGAGTATCTATCCTTTAGAGGTTTATCTTCATATCGTTCTCCTGATACTTGAAGTCTGCGATATTGATAACCCCCTTCAAATCCTTTTACCAATTCTTTACACCTAAAGTCAATTAAAATCCCTGATTGACCATCTACCATTCTATTTAAAACTGTAGAAACTGACTCAATTCTTAAGGACACATCATTACTTGTTGTAGGTCTAGCCATCAATCCTGCACCTCTCAAAACCTGAAAAGGTGTGCTTTCATCTGTCTGTGATCTAAAATCACCTGAAGGATCGCCATAAATATTTATCTCAAGATTACCATAACGTGTTGCTATTTCTGATCTTAATAGTTCTGCAAATCTAACAATACCCATATCAAAAGCTACAAGTTCTTGTAAGATAAGCCAACGACCACGAACCTTTTGCCCAAAAACAGCAGCAGGTGTAAGACCAAAGTCTAGTCCAATATAAAGTGGCACACCATCTGCAACTGGTATTTCTTCTTTTGATACATGAGTATCTGCTACAAACATATTGTAAACTGGCTTACCATCTTGTATTGAACCAAGCCTATTCATCACATACACATCTATCCAAGACTTTGTTTTACCTTGAACAAGATTAGAATAATATGATTCTAAAATATTTTTTCGATTCTCTGCTTTGTCATTTGGCTCATATCCAATAACAGTACCATTATCATCTTTCTTTTCTATCATGCCACTAGGTTGTGTAAAGAACTGCCAGTTATCAGGCTTAATTAACATACGACTTTCTTCAATAGAGATATGATCAGGTACTGGCACAGCACCACTCATTATTGACCACCAATGATCTTCTTCAGGACTATTTGTATCACAGATAACACCTGACCAAGTTGCACCCCCATCTTTAACAGAAGGATATCTACCAACTCTCATAGTGCAAGCATCTATAATTGACTTAGGTATTTCTCTTGCTTCATTGACCCAAACCCCAGTAAGTTCTAAAGATAATAGTTTCTTCACATCTTCAGGTCTATCAAGTGCAAGAAAGATAACCTCCATCTCAAGATCACCTGCTGTTATATTATGAGTATAAGGAACTGACCAAGCAAACTTACCCCAATCATTTTCAGGAAACCAATCAAGCCAAGTCTTAATAGTTGTTGTTCTAAGTTGTGGATTTGTATTTCTTATGATTGCCCATCTACTTTTGCGTTTACCAGACTTATCAGGTTGTTGCATTAAGGCTCTTCTAAATATTTCTATACTACAAGCAACTGACTTGCCACTACCAACTGGACCTCTTATGCCACGAAAAAAAGTATTATCTTTCATAAAACTTTTAAGCACATCTCCATCAGGTTTATATTTAAACTGTATCAATCTTTGTGTTCTTTCCTACCCTTAATAATTTATCAACTGTTTCAGGTCCAATAGCAGCAATAACTTTATCAGCTTCTAAGTCTGTACAAAATTGTTCAGGGTGATGTTTGAGATGTACTCTCTTAACAACTAAACGAAGTATTCTTCGTTCTTCAGGTTTTAGTGTGTGTAAAAATGTCATTACTTAAACCTAGCTAAAACTTCTAAACTTCTTCGTTTTTCTAGCAATCGCTTTTGGCTGTTTAGAAACTTGTTTTCCTCTTCGAGTTGCTTTACGCTTTTCAGCCGAAGTCTTGGCGTATTCACTAGCAGAAAGAGCCTTAATCGCCGCTTCAGGTAAATAACGTTCGCCAGTTGCTTTACTCCCTTGTGTACTAGGTTTACCTGATTTGGTTCTCCATTTCTGTCTTGTCCAAGCACGAAGCGACCTTTGTGATTTACTAAGTGACATTCTTTTGTTTCCTTAAGGTATCTTTACCTTTTTTAAAAATATTTACAACTGCTCTTTTTTTCATAACCTTTGCTCTTTGTTCTCCAACAGTTAGTATCTGTATCTTACGAGCATAAGGTTTCTTAATCCTCATAACCTTACGAACAGTTGCACGAGCATCAGCAGGTGTAGCAAATTTTATAGATACAGTATCTCTAGGGTTCTCATCTGTATAAAGTCTGCGACCAGTACCCTTTGGTTTCTTACCAGTACCTACTTTAGGATCAGCCATTACTTCCCAACTTTTTTCATAGCTTTCTTATGACTAGCTGTAAAAGACATTCCTGCCATCATATCTTTTTTCATACTGGACATATGCTTTGCAGTATGATGTTTAGCATGACGTTTGAGTGCAGCCTTCTGTCTTGGAGTAAGTGCCTTCTTCATCTATACCCTCCACCTTTTGCTTTGTATTGTTTAGCCAACATCTGTGCTTTTCTTGCAGACCATTGACCTGCTTTGCCACCTTTAGTTCCTGCTTTTATCCTTTGGAATAAAGCCTTTCTCATTGTTGGCTTGGTATAGTTACCTGCCTCATTGACTCGTGACTTTGCCATTACTTCATTTTTTTCTTTTTAGAAGCCATAATTTTTTTCTGCAGACTTGCAGGAAGTGTCTTCTGTTTCTTAGTAAGACCTCCGTTTGCCTTCTTCTTAGTAGCAGTCTTTTTCTTCATTGAATGATACATAGCTTTCTCCTTTTCTAATGTATTAATTTTTTTTCTTAGACTTCTTTGCTTTATTTCGTTTACTAATAGCTCTAGCTTTTGCTCTAGCATCTGCTTTAGTCGAAGCACCCCATGCACGAAGCGATAGTAATAAACGAGTAGGTTTTCCTTTAGCATCTCTCTCTGGTCCTTTCATGTTACCCATTCGAGCAAGAAAACTTGCACGTCTAGGATTATCACCTGATTTAACTGGAGGTTTTAATGTGCCACCTTTATATGAAGCACGACCCTTAGCATTTAGACCACCTTTTGGATTCTTGCCTTCTTTTCGTGTCCATGCAGGTGTTTTAGCCATTACGAGCCTTTTTGAATATTATTGTCTGTGTAAGACCATGTCATGTGTTGAGTCTGCATTTTTTAGTCCCCCTAGTCAAGTCAAGTCTATGTTTACAGAGATATTACCCTGCACAAGTGTCATGTTCTTTTCTACTGGTTTGTACCCTGCTCTATCAAGTATGTCTTTACTTGCTTCAAGCTGTACGTACTCAGACTTAGCATTGCTTGCTAAGTCGAGTACTTTTCTTGAAGCAATCGTAGCATTTAGTCCAATGCTCTGTCTTATACATTGTTGCATATACTCTTGCACATGAGGCAAACGCAAAGTCTTACTGGCAGTCACTCTTCCTGATTCACCCTCAGCGTATCCAGACTTTGCACTTGCCTCTTTGACACTACAACCGAATGCTACGATCGTATCAACAAGTGTCTTTTGTTTCTTTGTAAGTCTATATTGTTTTAACACGAAAACCCCCCTTGTCCCCCCTTTATGGGACAAGTGGGAATGCCCTGTCAAGGGCATTTTTTTTCTTGTGTTAAAACAAAGACTTACAGGAGAAACACACACTTGTGCCTGATACGTGTTCTTTGTTCCGACAAAGAACCAAACCAAGGTATGTACAACCTTGTAGAACTACTCAAGCACAAAGCATAATAAGGTCATGCCGAAGGGCATGGCTTTATTTATTTGTGCTTGACCAAATAAAAGCGACATTGCTCTGCAATGCCTTTTATTTGCTTAGTAGTTCTTGGAGGTTGTATATTCTTTCCTAAGATTAGCTTCAAGGAGTATCTGAATCTCACTTAGAAGTGCCTTGTCTAACCAATCATCAACAGATACTGCCTTGAAACTGATCAGTCTTACAAATCTAAAGAAAGTTGGCTAACACCATTTGTTTGTATCTATCAAACAAATGCGAGACAACTTTCTGCCAACAATTCTTGTCACAAGTGCTAAGACTAGCAATCATATCCCTTTGAACATTTGGTACACCTTAACTCAAGAATTGTTAGTGGTAACATAGCGTCTCCTGCCAAGGATTGACTCCTGTGCTTAAATAAGCATTAAACAAGTTTGTTCGCCTACTAAAAATTGTGAAAGCTCACTAAAAACACATCAAGTTTAAACTTAAATAATTCTAGCAGATGTAAGGAATATTTCCGATTTTCGTAATTTTCTAAGACCGTTTGTCTGCGTTAATCTGTTCACAACGAACTGATCATGCAGACACTTTACCACTACTTTGCTTAGGATCGCTAGGCGAACTGTGTGCGACCGGTGGAGTCGCACGCTTTATTTATTTCGCCAAGCGACAAGATGTAATACAAAAATAAGCGTGGTGATTCGACAAGAACGCAACGAGTTGCGTGTCGAATCTACCACCTAGATTTTTGTATTATCCAGTAAAGTTGTGGTTTTGTGTCAGCATGGTCGTTGTGACCATATTAACTTAACAAACGGAGAAAATTATGAAAATCAAAAATATTACATCTACTGAATTATTTAAGTTGAAACTCGCTGTGGTGACCTTCCACAATGGCGAACAAAATGCTTATTTAAGGGAGTCAATAGCAGGTGACGCTTGTTACTCATCTAACAATTCTTTAGAGTTTAAGGAGAACCAAATGTCAGATCAAAGGGCTAAGATCGCTAGTCTAACCCCTTGTGAGGGACAAGAAGTTGTTGACAAAAAGTTGGCATTTGCTGTTGATATCTACAGAAAAATGGAACTTGAGTTAGCCGAACTTACTGTTAGATTTGAGACTGATAAGGCAGTTTACAAGGCAGTAACTGATGAAGATTGGAAGCCAAGAGCAAAGACTTCTAAGCAAGATGTTTCTCAGATACTCAATGAAGCTGCAGCAATCTTAGGTAAGAATTACAAGCCTATCCAAGAAACTATCTAACCTAATAAAAGGGCAGAGCAATCTGTCCTTTTTTTCTGTCAACCACGGTGGCTTTGTACTTGCTTATTGCACTAATCCTCAACTCCCCTTGATTATCAAAGTCAGGTGGTTGACCCAAACATCAGGCTGTAGATTTGTATATTTGCAGTAAACACAATCGAAAGGAAAACAATATGATAAAAAAATTAAACGACTTTTTTGAAAATAATATGATTGCATGGTGGCTACTTCACATTGTATTTGTCATAATAATGTGGATTGGTTTCATCTTTGCATTAGTCATTGCTTCAGATATAACTATGATTCACCAAGGAGGTTAACATGAATCACATAACACAAATCAATAACTTACAAACAGTCTTAGGTGACTATGACTTTCCAATAGATACAATATCTATGGCAGGTACATATGATGATGATTGTGAAACAAAGCTAGTCAAGTGCCATGATCGTATGATGATAGTCAGAACAGATACTATGGAATATCTTGGCAATCATTCGACTGCATACAGACCAGTAGAACACAAAGCTATCATTGATCCTATTTATGAGATGATGCAAAAAGTATCAACAGACTTTGTGCCACAGATAACCATGATGCAAAATGGTGCAATGATGAAAGCTACATTTACTTGTAAAGATATTAAGATACAAGACCCTGCTCTTCAAGATTACATTGCATTTCGTATCACAGTTCGCAACTCATACAATGGTGTATGGTCTGTTATGATTACAGCAGATGGATTACGTTACTGGTGTAAGAATGGTTGTACTACTCCTGATAGGATTGCAAATTATACACAAAAACATAATGGTAAGTTCTATTACAAGTTTGATCACATTGGACATTTGATTCAGGAGTTTCAATGTAATGAAGAACGCTATCGTGCATGGTACAACACACCAGTTACGCACCATGACGCAAATGAAATGTTTAATAAACTTACTTACACACCAAGACCTACAGTTGATGGCAGGTATCGTAATGAAAGACAGTTTCAAACTCTCATGGATACTTGGGCAAGATATCAAAAAGACATTGGTTGTAACAAGTGGGGTTTATACAATGCAGTAACTGATTGGATATCTCACCCACAAGAAGTAAAAAATAAACATAAAACTACTGTCGAAAGAAACAGTAAGTTGCTATCATATATGAACAGACCCAACTCAATGTTCTATATGAAAGGAAGTTACGGAACAATCTAATAAAATGGAGGTTAACAATGACACTATTAGGTTTCAGAAAACAAGAGTTATCCACTTGTAGATCGATTGCAAGTATTGCTTTGCCACCTGAGTATAGGCTTATCTATACTCATATGGCTGCACTTGGAGTTGATCGTAGTGGACTCAATGAAGAATCATGGGTTAATAAAATGACTGCTATGACTATCAAAGTACATGAACGACAATATGCTGATAGACAAGCAAGTGTTATGATTCAAGATATACTTGATGATGCAGCAGTCAAACACATGAACTTCAAATGAAGAATACAGTAAGGTATCAATACAAATCAATAATAGAAAAATTAGTCTTTCTCCGTAAGATGAGAAGGCTTTCACAAGAAAAATTAGCATTAGAGATTGGTGTTGATACCAAACTGTTTGGTCAATGGGAACGACTAGCAGTTGAGCCACGACTATTTAACCTGCTTTGTTGGTGTGAAGCATTGCAGGTTTATTTAACTATAACAGCAACAGATGAGGAGTTTTAAATGTATAAGTTACAATTTAATGAAGATGAAATGTCAGCTATGTCGGCAGTATTAAAATTTATGATCAAACATTTTTATAAAGATGATCTTGATGATAAAGTTTATTTACAGTTAAATGCACTTAGAAATAAGATTGCAAATGCCGAGCAAGAGTAAACGTAAAGGAAACTACCATGAGAATTGGTTTGTAAAACTATTTAACTCATGGAAGTTACCTGCTAAAAAAGTACCACTATCAGGTAGTCTTGGTGGTGAGCATACTGGTGACATCAAACTAATTATCAATGATAAAGAGTATGTTGTTGAAATAAAATACAGAGCAGTAGATAAATTTCCTAGTGTTTTCAAAGTCTTAGAAGGAAAAGATATTGCTTTGTATAAAAGAAAAACTGGTGAACCAAGATGGGTTATGATTCTACCAGATATAATAGTAAAGGAGATACTAAAATGACAGACCTAAAATGTATCATCTGTAAAGGTGAAATAGATATTCATTATGATGACAATGGTGAAGTAATATGGGATCAAGGCAATAATGCTCAACCAGTTGCTGATGGTAAATGTTGTGATAAATGTAATATGGATATTGTATTACCACATAGATTAGCAGATACTTATTTAAATAAAGGAGGTGCAAATGGCTAACTTACAAAATAATGTATACCTTGAATACTTACAAAAGGTAGCAGAAATCGAAGGACTTGCAGTAAAAATCAGCGAGTCTGAAGATGTGGCTGAAGTAAAAAGATTCGTTAATTATAAAATGAAACCAAAACTTCAGCATGAAAAAGAGTGGTGTGACTTCTTCGCAGAACAATTCTTTAATGAATACTGGGGAGAATACAATGCCGAAATTAACTAACGAGTGGCAACCAAGCCAAGAAGTAATTAACAAATACAAGGAGGTCAACCATGACAGAGAAATCAAATACTTCAAACATTTCTATATTACAAACTCGTATTCTAAAGAAGACTGGAATACAGTCTATAGCGAATGGTGTAAGAAACAACTCACTCGCAAAAACACTGGTCGAACAAGCAGGATCAGACCCAAACAAAGTAACGAAAGCGACAGTTTCTATCTTGGAGTCTATAATCAACTCAAAGATAACTGAGAAAACTAACAATCAATACATATTCTTTCGTTGGGAGTTAGCACCTATATGTGAGATAGCTGATGACTTGTACGACAATCGTGTCAAAGTCATCAAAGCAATGGAAGAGTGCATGACTGTAGCTGATACAAAAGATGTACATCAATGGCTGATGGAAGTCATGGTATGTACAGCAAAGCAGAGCCACTTAACAGAAAAGGATCTAGCCTTCAAAGCAAGAGTGTATGCCAAGAAGTTTGAGCATGTACCTGCAGACATAATGAAATATGCTTGTGACAAAGTCATTATGAATTGCAAGTTCTTTCCAACTGTGGCAGAGATCAACGAGTATATAGAGCCAATGCTGCACTATCGTAAGTCATTGGTCGAAGCAGTATCAAGCAAACTAATTTCAGCAATAGGAGAATGAAGTGACAGAAACATATGAAAAAATGAATAAATGGGCAGAGCAAAATGAAATGAAAATATCTGAAGCAACACAAGTAGCTATAGATAGAGCAATTATCTTACAAAAGATGAAAGGTAACGATACTTTCAAAGATATATGGCTTGGTAATGGTTGGCTATCAAAAGATAAAGATGGCAAAATTACTTTTACACCAACAAAACAATTACCTTATTAGGAGAAAAAAATGAGTGAAGAAAGATTTGAAGATGCACCTGAAGCATTAAAAGAAAAAGATTATCAAAGGTACATACCTAAACCCTATATGAATTATTTCAAATCAGTTCAGTTTTATTCTGATCGAGATGAAAAAATTCAACCTAAAGGTGTGACTGCTGATTACAGAGGTTATGCAAAAGCATAAATAGAATTTACATCATGTCTCAGTTACGTTCTGCAGGACAAAACACCTCTGATGTAAATGATTAAGTGCTTGATTTATAACAATAAATGTAGTATGCTGATAGCAAGATTGGAGGTCTAAATGGCAGATGAACTACGTCACGCACCTATGCGTGAGGACTTCATCAGAGGTAGCGATATGGTATCTTTGATGCAAGGCAAGTGGGAAGAACTATGGAAAATCAAAATGGGATTGCTTGGTCGTAAAGATTTGCGATACGAGTTCAATGTTAGGTTAGGTTCTTTCACAGAAACTTTTAACTTATTGTGGCTACAAGAATTTTATGAATATGATTTTGTACCACAACAAGCGTACACAAAAATGTATGGTAGCATCAAACTACAAGGTACATTAGATGGTGTAGAAGCTGATAGAAAGATTGGTGTAGAATGTAAGCATACACATAGTCGTAATCATATGAGCGATATGTTAGATTACTATATGCCACAGATGCAGTTCTATCTTTACATATCAGGACTAAAAAAAATGGTATTCTCTGTGATTTTTGGTAACAGACATGATTGTGTAGTTGTTAGTGCTAACGAACAATACCAAAGTGAGATGTTATATAAGATTAAATCATTTTGGGAATATGTTACACATAATAAACAGCCTGAAGATTATGTGTCAGAGATAAAGCAAAGTATCAAAGACAACATACCGATTGATGGCAAAGTCAAACGTGATGTATCAAGAAGTAATAGCTTTGCACTAGCAAGTACAGAATATTTATTGCATGAAGAGAATGCAAAAGTATTTGAGAATGCAAAGAAAGAACTAAAAGCAGAGATGAAAGACAATGAGTCAGAAATATATAATGACAAAATAAGTGTCAAAAGAGATAAGCGTGGGTCAATTCGCATAACAAAAAAAGGGTAAGCAGACCCACTTACCCTTTTAACTATCTGTAAAATGGAGGTCTTACATGACAGATACTAATACTAATACCAAAAAAACTGTGCCAAGTAAAGCACACCCCAAAGTTACAGCAACTTTGAAACAAGCAATGCTAGAATTTCAAAGACTTGCTGTGACTGCCAAGAAAGATGGCAAGAACCCACACTTCAGAAGTAACTACTCTACGCTTGAGTCTGTTATCTCTGCAGTAAATCAGGGTAATCAGTTTGGTTTATTCTTTACCCAAGAGATTGATTATGTTTACACCAGTCACATGGAAACCAAATCAGAAGTGGTAGTAGTCACTACAGTACGTCACGTTATTGATGAATCTACTTATGTGTCAAAGCTACCAATCATAATGTCACAAACTAATTATGAAAACCCACAGAAGATTGGCTCTGCTATAACATATGCCAAGCGATATACATTGCAGTCGGTGTATGGTCTGCCATCAGAAGATGATGATGGTAATGAAGCAAGTAAGCCTACAATCCAAGTCAGCAAACCAAAGATGAAAGGAGAAGATGATGGATTATGATAATACAGATAGAGGTAGTTTCTTCAAACCACGAGCAGATGAAAGTCTGCTCGTACAAGGCAAACTCAATAGCGAAGGATCAGAGTATCGTATTGCTATAGTCAAAGCCTCACTACCTGATGGTGGTACAGCACGAGATGTCTATGTTAAAGTCGGTACTATGTATGAGAATGACAAATCATTGAATGAAAAAGCACCAGACTTTAGTGGACCAGTCACTATGCCAAGCCAAGAGAAACGTAGGATTGCTTGTTGGAAAACAGTATCCAAAGATGGCAATACTAAGTTTCTATCTGCACGAATAGGTGACAGTACACCAAGAGTAGAAGAACCTGCAAGGGATCAAACTATAATAGAAAATGAATCAGTACTAGGAGGTGAAGATGTCGATGATATCCCGTTCTAAAAAAGATCAAATGATTAGTAAAGCATTAGCAAGAACCCATGACCCTAAAACGTCATGGGAAGCTGCTGAAAAAGTCAATACAAATAGATTAGAATCATTTGTATTAGATATAGTAAAAGCACATGGCGATAATGGTTGCACTCATGATGAATTAATGGATCATTATTGGAAAATGTCAGCAAACTTTGCATCACATCACCCTGAATGGACACCTGATGATATGCACTCAGTTGGTAGCATTACACCAAGATATGCAACATTAGAACGAAAGGGTCTAATAACAAGAGATGGCACTACACGGAAAGGTAAAAAAGGTAGAAGCCAACTTGTCATGTACTACAAAAAATAAAATTGATTGGAGGTCAATATGAGAAGAGATGATATAGCAAATGCTAGAAGATTAAATCGTGAAGTTCGTTGTTATAATTGTCAGAAACCTGCTGAAAGAGAAGTAATAAAGCACTATGGTGAAAAGCCAAATGAAAAGTATATGGGTAATCTTGAGATTAGAAAAGAGATACCTGTTAAAGATTCAGATGGTAAGATAAGATATAACTATGAATTATTTACTGGTATGTGGATAATGAAGTTTGGTTATTTCTGTTCAGTAAAATGTGGTTTGATTTGGGCGTGTCATACTATTCAAAAAAGATTCGAAAAGAAAAGAGAGATGGTAAATCCTCTTCCTCCTAAAGAAACTGATAAACTCATGGCTTTTATGGATAATTTCAAAAAAAAGTCTTGATTTAAGCGTCATACAGAGGGGGTAAACACCTCCTCTGGTATAATTACACCCTGGAATATCTACTAAGTCTGTATGTTTCTCATTCGTTGAATAAGACGATTAGCTCTATTTGGCACTTGTCTTGCCCACTTAGAGTCTAACATTTGGTTTGCAGCCTCTGTCCAATCACTAGAATCTACAGCTTTCTTCATCTTATGAAAGCGAGATAGTCGAGGTCTGCCCATATTAAACATCATATTGCATAAAATTTTTTGTGCTTCAGCAGGTAACTCTTCGAACTGTGGATAAAGAAACTTTGTTTCTGCTACACAAGTATATAAATCTGCTTCAAATAGTTCAGCAACTCTTTCTTCACTTACTTGTGTGCCAACATCTAGTCCATGTTCAGGATCATCTTCACGGATAAGATGACCAACACCTACAGTTGGTAAGCCAAGATGATCGAGATAGATTTCATTAACTACTCCTTCATCAGCTTTAATTTCTTCTGTCATTTCATTAAAAGTATCTGTGTTCATTGTAACCTCCTATTTTCTATTACACCACACATAGGACATTTCCATACATTTTTTATAGCAGTAAGAATCATTGCAATCTTACAGCGTTCACATATAGGTATTGTCACTTTGTAATCTTTTTATACTTTTCAAAAGTACGAAGTCCACCCAATCCGAGCATACCCATCAGCACAGTCATCAATGATCCCATATCAAACTCAGGCAATGGTGGCATAGTGACACCAAACATAGCAGTAAAAAATATAACAAAGGGTGCTATGACAAAGTGCCATGCCAAAGCAATACCACACACCCAACCAATAAAAGGTCGCCAACTTGCAACAAACCAATGACCTGATTGTGCTTCCATCTTGTTGACTTCTATCTGTGACTTGGCAAGTTCTTGTGCATGTTTCTCAGCCATAGTAGCAATGTCATGTGCCAGTTTATTCTTGGTATCTTTGTCTTCTATAAATTTGCCTAATAGTTTGGTGGCAGGACCAATCAATGCTTGTATCACCATAACCTCATCTGTTTGTTGACGTTAACAAGTTTGCAGTAACAGTCATATTTCTGTGTCTGTTCACCAATCTTGACTGTTTGATTGGCTAATCTTTCTTTAAAATAAGTACAGTTATTTACATTTGATAAATGTAATGTACCTGCAGGATTACCTGCAAGGTAGCATAATAAAACAAAAGCAGGTTTCACCCTCTCTTCTCCTTCCATAACCATGCTAAGAATACGATAAATCCTATGATAGTACAACAAAGTAATACAATACCTATCCACTCAGCAATCTTTCTTCGAAGTTCTTGACGTTCATAGATTTCTTTTTGTCTTTGCTTTCGTATCTGTCCTTCCATGTGCAGTATCTCGTTCCAAGAATTAGCACCATAATGAAAGTTTATAAATGATTTAAGTTCTTGTCGTTGTGCTTCAAGTTTCTTTTTAGCAGTAAAAGCCTCGATAGCAGAAGTCTTGATGTCATCACCCTTAAATAGCTTTTGTAACAGAGATGGATTCTTAGCTTTCTTTTCAGTATTGTCTACGTCAGATACAGCACTAAGCCAACGACCTAAATCTTTGCCCATAGATTCTATATCTTTACCGATTGCGAAACCTTTTTTGATTGCTCCGAAAGCCTTAGATGCTGCAGTCAAAGCTAATCCTATAGTAGCTGGGTCCACTCTACCTCACTAACAATCCTATTAAAAGGATAATGGTTGTACCTGCTGTGCCAATCATAATATGCTCAATACGTTTGATACGAAGAATAGTTTCTTTCCATCTCTCTGCACACACAGCTTCATGTGTATCTATCTGTGACTTTACTTCTGTTACTGATGGTCTAGGCATATATTCTAATATTACACCCCACACTAGCCTTTGATTTCCATTAAAATTAAACTGCTTGTGCCATAATGATTTGCATGAAGATG